CACGAGAGTTGCTATCGGACTACAATTGTGAGGATCTGATTTTTAGCCCTATGTGTAGAGCCATTGCCGATGCCATCCAGTTTACCGTGCGGGAAGCGTTGGAAGAGTGCATCCGTGTTGGCGACAAATTTGTTCACCTACCCCGTATTCCTGCTGGTGATGGAGGGTGTGATGGATGCGCCGATGGGTGGTGTCAATCTGCTGTGTATGCGGCGTGTGAAATCCGTAACCAGTACACTGCGGCCATCCGTGCCGCAATGGAGAAGCTGAAGCCGTGAGTATTCTGCTCGACGATCGGGAAGATACGTCCATTTCCATGCATCTTGAACAGTACGGATTACCAATATCAACCGTCCGGTTGGACTTCGGCGACCTCGTAATCCAATCCTCGAACGGCTGGCTGATCGGTTACGAGCGCAAACGCATTACCGACCTGATCGCCTCGATGCAGGATCGGAGGCTGTCCGGACATCAGCTCAAGGGAATGTACGGACTGTACGACCGTGTTGAACTGGTGGTCGAGGGACTATGGCGCCCTGGCGAGCACGGCGAGATCATCGTGCCGAACGGACGGGGATCGGGCGGCGGGTGGCAGACGCTTTACCACCGCGGATCGGGGATCTCGTATCGGCAGGTCGATTCGTACCTGTATTCGCAATGCGAGATGGGTGGCGTTTACGTGTGGCGGACCGGGTCGGTGGCTGAAACCGCTGCGCTGTACGCCTCGCGGTACCACTGGTGGCAGAAGGATTATGAATTACATCGTTCGCATGATGTGTTATTCAGCAACGACCCGGCGGCGCAGAGGAGAGGCGCGGTTACGCTACACCAGGGAGAACCGAACGCCGTTACGCTCGTAGCGGCACAGATACCGGGTATCGATGCAAAATCCTGGGACGTAGGGAAGCATTTTAGATCCCCTGCCGAAATGTGTCTCGCCGATCAGGCCGAATGGCGAAGCGTCGTATGGACGGATCGGAAAGGTAACTCGAAACACTTTGGAAAAGACACCGCGTATGAGATTGTCTCATGGTTGCGAGGAACATCCTGAATGCACCTGCATGAACGATTCCAGACTACTTGCCGCTTCTGCTTCCTTCAGTTCGAGGCGGACTCAGCCATGGAGGCGACGGCGCTCGTCGAAGCGCATGAGCGGGAGCGGCATATGCGCTGGCTGAACCGGCACCCCGCTGAAATGAAAGATTTCTTTCCCGACAAAAAGTTTGGTCAGCTATCAAAGTGTTCTCAGTGCGGTACCGAAGATAAAAATAAGCGGTACGAATGGGCCAATCTGAATGGAAACTATCACGACGTAAACGATTACGCTCGTATGTGTAGTGACTGCCATCATAAGTATGATCAATAGAGGAAGAAACGGTGTTCGTAGATTGTTGTCCATACTGTCCGCGTCAATTTAAAGCCGTGGGCGGCGACGGTCCGCGTCCGGCCTCCTGCCTTATTATTCTGGAGCGGCCGGGGCAGGATGAGAACCGGCGGGGCCGCGTCGCCTGCGGTAAGACCGGTCAGGAATTAGACGAATTGTACCTGCCGCTCGCCGGACTCGACCGTTCCGAGGTTCGCGTCTGCAATACGGTCCTTTGCGGGAATGCTTCGAATAAGAAGCCGACCGATAAGGAAATAGCCGAATGCGCGCCGTTCCATATACCGGATGAGATCGAGCGGACAAATCCGGAGTTCATTATCTTGTGCGGGGCGAGCGCCTGCGCGCTGGTTCCCGGTATCAAACTCGATCTGCATCACGGGATACCGCAGCCAACGAGCAAAGTAGGGAAGCTGTTCGGTTGGAGCGGTTGGTTAATACCGATGTTTCATCCGGCGATCGGACTGCACGAGTCCCGCTGGATGACCATTTGTATTGACGACTGGAAGGGACTGAAAGCGATTATCGCGGATAACCGATGGACGGACGATCCCGTCGAGGAACCAAATGACTATACGTTTGCCGAAGCAGTGGATGTTGTATTTGACATTGGAACGTGCCGAACCCTCGGTGTCGATACGGAAAGTCATGCAGGTAAGCCTTGGTCTGTACAATACAGTCAAACACCTGGAATGGGTCGCCTCGTTCGCGTTAGCGACCAGGAATCGTTATACCACTTACGGCGATTGGTGCAGGAAACAAAAGAAGTAATCCTTCACAACGCCGCCTACGATCTTGAAGTCCTCCGCAAACTCGGCATCCGCGTCCGCTCCTATCGCGACACGATGCAGGAATCGTTCGCGCTCGGCAACCTCCCTCAAGGGCTGAAACCGCTCGTCTACCGCCTGTTCCGCCATACCATGACCAGTTATCAGGAAACCGTATGGCCGGCTTCGATTCGTGCTTTGAACGCCTGGATGCTGGAGGCGGTAGAGATTGCCGAACGGGACCTCACGTTCGTAGACCGCGTGCAGCTTAAAACGAAGGTACGTGAGATAGCTCGGAGAGGCAAACTCGAATCGCTCCTGCGGCGCTTGCTGAAGAACGCGAGCGAGACTTCCGAATACAACCCTTGGGGAGACGAGAAGGAACCGCGCCTCGCCGCCTTCTGGCATGACGAAACGAACGAGTGGATGGTTGCTCATATCGAAGGCCGGATCGGACCGTACCCGATCCTGGGAATAGGTAACTGTTCGATGGAACAGGCGGTCGCGTATGCGGTTGGCGATGCCGACTGGACGGGACGGGTCGCGGTCGAACTAGAAAGGCGAAGGGGAGAGTCGTTCAAAATATACGAAGGAGATAGGGATATATGAAAGTCATAAATAACTCACTGACACCCGTGATCGACCGTTGGAGCGATCCGGGCGACTATCCGAGCGGAGCCGGTAGTTGCGCGCTTCCCTCTTACGATTACATTGAGTACTACGACGGAACGGTCGAGATCAAGCTGGAAGCGGCCGACTGGAAAGAGATTTACGATTACGCCGATATAGACATGACCGACCTGAAAATGATCGAAGCGTGGCTGCGGGACGACCCCGGCAAGGTCGATCACGGAGAATCCGGACTAAAGGTGAAATCGTGGTACGTGGAATTTGTCAAAGGTGATCGGATCGTTTTGAGCGTGGACGAGTTCGACGCGGAGTTACCGGAACCGGACTACGATGAGAGTGACTTATGAAAGCCACTTCCATTATAGAGATTGGCGTCGAAGCCACCAGCAATCAGCTCAAAGGGATCGAAGCGTTCCTTCGTACCCGAAAGATACCGTTTTATGTCGAGCCGCCGTGTGACCCGCCGTACCGGACGCTCGACGAACTCGAAGCCAACTGTGAAGGTAAGTAAATGAGTCTGTACGGCGGCATCACGCTTCCCGGCGCTCCGAACCTTGAGAACGTCCGCCGGCTCGACTGCGCGATCCTGCCCGCGCTCAACCGTTACTCGCGGATCGGAATCGCCATTGATATTCCCTACCTCCGGGAACTCTCCGCGCAGTTCGACCACGAAGCGAAGGCGCTTGAAAAGGATATCTTCAGTTACGTTCCCTCGCACGCGCTCAACCAGTTCGTAGCGTCTGCCGCGCGAATAGACTCGGAAGCGGAGGAAGCGGATGAAACGATAGAGTTCAACGCGGCGTCGGCCGACCAGATCCGTACGCTCGTATTCGACTTGCTGGACGTAGGACGTAACCAGAAGCTCAAGTCTACCGCTTCCGGCAAGGTATCGACCGGACGGAAGAACCTCGACCTCGTGCGCGACCAGCATCCGGTAATACCGCTCGTGATTCAGTACCGGGAGCGGGCGAAGTTACGAAGCGCTTTCTGTGAATCTTTACCGAAGCTCGCGCGGCTGCATCCGCGTTCGTCCTGCTGTTCAATATGCGAACTCCCGCACGTAGAGGCTACGTGGAGGCTGCATACGACGTTCGCCACGACCCGCGCGATCACAGGTCGCCTATCGTCCCGTCGGCCGAACCTCCAGCAAATACCTATCCGCTCCGACCTCGGCGCCCGCATCCGCGCTGCCTTCGTAGCTTCTCCCGGTACACGCCTCGTATCGGTAGACTTCTCCCAGATGGAGATCCGCGACCTGGCGCACTTGGCGAACGCCCGTTCCATGATTCGTGTTTACGATGCGGACGGCGACATTCACCTGAACACCGCGATGGAGTCGTTCGGCATCTCCGATCCGGCGAAAGTAGATAAGTACAAGCATCGGTTGCCGGCGAAACGTACTAACTTCGGTATTCAGAACGGTACTACCGGCAAGGGCCTGCACGCGCAGCTCGTATCGGATTACTGGTCGGCGGCGATGACGCCTCCCGAGTGGCTTACCGGGGACTGGTGTGACAAGTTCATTGTCCGCTGGCACGCCGCCTACCCGGAGGTGCAGCCGTACTTCGATACGCAGTATTACAGAGCGAGACGGTACAAGTTCGTATGGAACCCTTGGGGAAGGGTACGGTACATTCCGCAGGTAATGAGTTCGCTCCCATGGAAGGTATCTGAGGGACTGCGCGAGGCGCAGAACTTCCCGGTTACAAGTTCAAACGCGGAACAAACGAAGCTCGCGATGGTCGAGTGCGAAGGATCGTTTGAGCGATGTAGGGAAGGCGCAATGCACTGTGAAGGTCTGCTGTCCATACACGATCAGGTGATCGCCGAAGTCGATGAAGAGTATGCGGAGGCGGTCGGTACCGAGATCGTATCGATCTTCGAGTCGGTTATGAACGACCGATCCACCGGCGAGCGGCTATGGCGCGTCCCGATCCGCGCGGACTGCGAGATTTTAGAACGCTGGAAGGCGAAGGAGTAACTACAATGAAAGATCAAAACGAAGAACCGAACCGGACGACCGGAACGCGCCTGCGCTCCGCCGGCAACTCGAAACTCCCGCTCGCCTCCGTAATACCTGATACGGAGACGATGCAGAACGCTGTCAAACTCATGAAGGAAGGCGTCAAGCTCAAAGCGCGGCTTTCCGAACTGGAGGACCGCGAGAAAGAGATTCGGGAAACGCTAGCGGCGATCTGCGAGGCGTTCGATCTCACGGACGGCATCAAGCACGGGATGACAGGGTTCCAGTATAACGGGTACGCGACGCGAAAAACCTTGTCGAAGGAGAAGCTGCTCGCGGCCGGCGTGAGCGCGGAAACGATCAACGCGGCGTATACGGAAGGGGAGCCGTTCCTGAGTTGCAAGCTGATTGCGTTCGATCTGGAGTGAATTATTGAACCCTTCGATCTAAGAACGTATCCAGCCTATCCCTGACACGCATGATTTCTGTTGTCAGTTCCTCTAGTTTGGTTTCCACTTTGGTAATAACCACGTTGGATTTGGCAAACTCCTGAACCTGTCGCTCAATCATGGTGAGTCTTTCTTCACGCTGGCGCCACTCTTCGACGTTTCGGTTGACAACTCGAAACGCTGAGTAAATTACCGTTATCAGAGTCAGGCTTTGAAGAACAATTACTAAAATGGATTGGGGGTTCATACGGGTATCCACCTACGGGCGGGTGGGAACATCTGAAGATCCTTTCAAACCAGCAGCCCAAAGAGCTACTTCAGTCCTATTAGTCAGATGGAGTTTAGCAAAGATACGATGTAAGTATTGTTTAACAGTTCCCGGAGCAAGTTTCATTTCATAAGCGATCACTTTATTAGATTTAGCTTCTGCTACCTTTTGGACTACAATACACTCTTGTTTACTTAATCTAGTCATGATGACGCCCAAAGATAGGTTAGGTTACTGAGTTCCTTTCATCGCGCGAATGATATCCGCCTTCAGCTCCGCGAACGAGCGCCGGTTCACTCCGGGACGCGGCTTCTCAAACTGCGATAGCCCAGCCGCCTTCCGTTCCGCGTTCAGCGCCAACCGGTACTGCTCGTATTCCGATTCGGTCATATTCTGAATACGCTCCGGAGTCATCCCGACCGATTTGAAACGCTCGGCGAACGCCAGGTTCTTCGCTTCGGCCTGTGTGTTGATGACCTTGCCGGGGTTGAGTTCGCGTGAACTGAAGCCCGCTTGCGGCTGCGGTTCGGTTGTTTTGTAACGGGCGGTGGACGTTCCGGACGTTCCGGACGTTCCGGAAGCCGTTCCGGAAGGTGTAACCGCTTCCCCACCTTCTTCCGCGACAGGCGGTTGCGGCCTTACCCCTGCTTGTTTCACGACACGCGACGGCGCCGGTCCGTACTCCGGTTCGGTCGGCCCTCCGTACTTCGGCATATTCCGTCCCGGCCCCTTCTTAAAAGGCTTCGGCGCTTTCGGAACGACCGGTTCAGGCGGCGCTTCGGGCGACATCGGTCCGAGCTTGCGGGCGGGCTTGCCAAAGATCCGTTTGACCGGCTCGGACGAACCGCTGTACTCCGGTTCGGTGGGACCGCCGTACTTCGTATTTGTTCCTTTGCCTTTTGGAAATGGCGTAGGTGCTTCCGGTTCAGGTGCCGTCCATCCCGGCTTGCGTGGCGTTAACCGGTTGGGTGGTGAGAACTGCTGTTCTGTTGGACCGCCGTACTTAACGGCTGTACCCTTCCCTGGCGCCATCGGTGTTAGTGTCGGCCTACCCCTAGCGACCCATTGCAAGAACTTATTGATGCTCGGACTTTCCGCCTTCTGCCAGAATTCGATAGCCTGTTCGCCTTTCGACGCCCCATAGATAGATGCGATAACAGCGATTGAGTCGGCGGCCCACTCCGGTAATCCAAACGCTTTCGCGGCTTTACGAGCGCCATATCCGACCGCCGCGCCGGTAGCTACACCAGTTGCAGCCTTCGCGCCGGTTTGAGCGATTGTGCTCCAGAACGGAGCGGAACCCATCAACGCCCTCGTCGTGAGTTGCGACGCACCTAAGCCGAAAGTTATTTCGTCCATTCCTCTCGTATCCGCACGGTGATGCAGCGCTTCCCGATACGAACGATCCGCCTCGATATCTTCCTTTGAAGCGTTCCGTGGAAGGTTCATCGCGCCTGGAAGGAATCCCGACTTTGTGCGTGATGGTTGTAACTTTTTGTTTACCGCCGGCATATCCGCGAACTGCGCGTACTGTGGGTACTTCGCCTTTACCTTTACACCGACATCCACGTCCGACAATGAATCGTACGATCCTGGAAACTTCTGCTTGACCAGCTTACCGAGATCTTCTACTGTTTGCGAAGGCGCTTGCACCTGTGCCGATGATGATATCGAAGATGTCATTACAGAATACCGAGCGGATCAGCGTTTTCCTTTTTACCGGTTCCGGTCATTTTATCGTGGTACTCTTTCACTACGCCGTCGTAACCGCTCATAACGTTTTGCAAACCGACCTTCATTTCATCAAGCGCCCGCTGCATCGCTTCGGGCTGCATCGTGCGGTTCAGAACTTCGTCGAGTGTTTCCGTCCTCACCTGATTGGTTGCCGCTCCCCCACCCGAGCGCATACTCATAATCATGCTGTTATAACGAGAACGGGCCGCAACCAACGCCTCACGGAACGCAGCCAGATCCGGGTCGTCTTTCACTTCAGAGTTCACTAACTGCATTAGGCTGTTAAATTTTTTTAAGGTGGTAAGCGGTATGGAGCGAGCTAGAAACTTAGCACGGTCAATCTCTTTATCCGTGGCTGCTTTGCCCGACTTCATCACGGCGGTGGTTTTAACAAGAGATTTCCACGTATCTACATTGACACGCTGTTCGATCAGGCTGGTGTCCTGTCCGGACTTCTTACGCTCATTGAGAATCTGCGCCACCGCATTATCGAACTCACGCCGGTCGCCGCCGCGATAAGTCAACGGTGGTGTAATTGTGCCACCGGAGTCAATATATTGCTCGGCAAGCGTGAGCATCGTTCCTGGCGCGGCAGGAGCGTTGTTCTGCGCGGCGTTCTGCTGTGCGATCGTAATCCTGGTTTCCGCGCCCTTCTCTTTCGTAGCGAGGCCCTTTAGATAATCCTTCCCCGCCTGTACCTTGATGGGATCGCCGGATTCGATATCGCGCAACGCCTGTTGGCGCAGTTCGAGTTCACCCTTATCGGATTCCGGCTTATCGACGCGGCGTTGATACTTGGTAGGATCGAGCGGTTCCCCGGTGATCTTCGTAAGGTTCCCCGTATCCGGGTCCTCCCTCCCGTAGAAGTCTTTACCGTCCGGGCCTGTGATTACCACATCCTTCTGCACAGGCGGCTTCTGTACCTGCGTCAGCGTCCGCTTTTCCGGGTCGGAGTACTCGGCCAACTGGATACCGGTAAGACCGATCTGCTTACCTTCCGCCATGCGCCGTTCGTGGTACGTCTGATCGTCGATAGCCTTGCGCCGCTTGGCCGACGCCGCCGCCTGTTCCTCCTGCCGCTGCTTTTCGTCGAACTCGATCTGCTGCTGCTTGATCTGCAACTGCTGTTTCTCTTCAGGCGTCAGGATCATCCGGTGCGGTTTAACAGCCGGAACGGTCGCTGTCCTGCCTGCGGCGGCGTCGCTTCCGGGGAGCGGTATTCCTCCTGGAAGCTCGGCGGGCGCCGGACGCTCCTGCGCGGGCTGGCCGCCGTAATGCTGGCTGACCGCGTTGTTCAACCGGCTTTCTACAAAGGCCCACGGGTCCTGCTTCTGCATCTTCCCGCCCTTGCCGGGAACCTGATCGGTCTGCCCGGTGAGGACGCGGGACATCTGCATCGCGGTGCTCGTAATGTCCTTAACCGCTTCCGGGTCGTTGCTGAAGTTAGGGTTGTTTGAGATTTGCGTGAGCGCTTGGATGCCGCTCTGGTAAGCAGCATTCCGCATCTGGTCCCGCCGCTCCCGGCGCGCGACCAGACCTTCGCCAATACCGCTTAGGATACCGCCGACCATCCCACCTGCGCTCATATCAGGCCACCAACCACTTTACCGATACCTTGGCCGATATCGCCAAACATCTTCAGCATGGCTTCCTGTTGCGAGTAGTCCTGTCCTTCCTTACCAAGCGCTATGTTGGCCGATGTTCCTTCCAGTCCCGCTCCGATCCCGGCTTCGCTGATACCGATTCCCGCGAGGTTCGTAGCAAGACCTCCGAGCTGCCCCGCCGCCTTCGTTCGCTCATCCCCCTGCATCCGCTGGATCGCGCCCGACTTCTGGAACGGCGCTTCGGCCAGTGCGCTCGTTTTACCGCCGCCTCGTGGCTGAAGCGAGATCATGTTCCGGATCGCGTCGAACTGCTGCGTAATCGCATCCACCTGCGGCTGCGTAGCCTGCGTTACGTCCGCCTCGCTACCTTGCGTCAGCGCGGTCAGGAAGCTCAAGGCCGGTCCCGCCGCGCTCACTCCGGACTGCGCCTGGTTCATTCCGGAGGTGACCGCTCCCTGCCCCTGCGTCCCGGTCATCCCTTCGATAGAACGGATGAACTGCGTGAGCGAATTGCCGGAGATCGGCTCGGTAGCAAGCGCGCCGCCCGGAGAGGCCATTACGTCACCTCGACATGGAACGTTCCGGCTCCTGCCATGAGCACTTGGAGATCACCGACCGGCGAATGCGTACCGGGGAACGTCGTCCGGTACGTACGGGACGCGCCCGCCACGAACCCGGCCTGCGCCGCATCAAGTACGTATCCGTAATTGGTCGTGGCCAACGCCCCTTTGATCGGGCTGTAACGGCCTACGTACAGCGCGCCGCTCGCGTCGGCCTGCAACGTGACCTCCTGACCGGCGCCCGGACAGTTCGGATCGAGTTGCGTCTGAATCAGCGCGAGAAGCTGCTGTGGAACACCCGCTTGCGCAACGGTAATGGTAATGGTACCCGCAACGTACCCGGAAGGGAGGAGCGGAGGACCTGTCGCCCATGAACCCATCGAAAGACCTACCTTTCTACCTTTCTGTACAGTGTACAGCGGCGAGCCGGTATGGACGCCAATCCAAGGCCGGCCCGCCGATCAGCCTACCGTCAATGCCTTGAACCAAGTAGGCTATTGCCCTAAACATACCACGGTTTTCATCACGGTTTCTTTTCGGCGGGCTTTTCGGCGGGCTTTTCGGCCGCCGCGCAGTCCGGTTCCCCTTTGGCGTTCCGGATCAACGTTTTGTCACCGCAGAACTTCGTCATTTCCTCCACGATCGATTGCGAGACCGCCGCCTTCTGTTGCGCGGCCGATTGCGCATCCGCCTGTTCGGCCACCGCGCGCCACCAGCGGGCGCGTAGGTCAACCGGGATCGCCGACTCCCCTGAAGAGTTCGGTTTAGCGGCAGGCGTGACTGGCCTATTCTGCGCGGTGGCGAACGCGGCAATGAAAGCAAGCATGATCGAAATTTTTGTCATAGTATCTTTCTACTTCTCTTCCACCCACGAACTCAAACCGGTCACGCCCGCAGTAGTTAGGTATACCTGGTAGTAGTACGGAGCGGGAACCGTGAAACTGCATGTGGTTTCCACATTGGCGTAGCCCTGCTCACACATAGTAATGTAAGTTGCGGACGTAGGACCCATCTCCGCTACCAACGTGGCTGGCCAAACCGAGCTGTAACCCACTACGGTTACGATAATGCTCTTGCCCGTCAGGTTTTGATAAATTGTACCGGGCACTGTAGGTAAGGTCCGCGTAGATGTAGGCGTTCCCAACCACGACGGGCTGCCGTAGGATACGACCGTGCAGCAGGCTGCTGATATCTGGATACTCGTATCGTCTGAAAAAATAACTCCGGTGGTGTACGTATTGAGAGCGTACACGTTGTTCCAATGTTCCGTCATGCTTCCAAGATCATAAGATCCATTGCCGTCTGGATACAGATTGTCTTGGACCGTCACATAACCAAGAGTTCCAAAGTAATTGGTTCCGGTTCCGGCGTCCGTAATGAAATTTGTTAAAACCGCTCCGATATATGCGTTCTGCCACTTGTACGTGTTCGTTCCCAAGTAATCCGTTAAGTTGGTCGTCGGGTACAGACTCCCACCGAGAAACACGCTCGTAAATCCGCTCTCTGGGTAAATCGTGTTTGTATAAACCGTGTTCAGGTACGTGTTGTTGAAATAGTACAGTGGCGCACCGAGATTGGAACCAAGATTTGTTGACGGGATTACGCCGACGCTACCAGTGGTTGTGAGATACGCGAAGGTAGGATTTGAAGTAGTGGCAATCGCTTGTGGTAGGGACAACGTCAACGTGCCACTACTCGGTGTGACAGTGACCTCATTCCCGGTGCCAGCGAGCGTAATCGCTCCGGTAATACTGTTAAGACTAGTAACACCACCACCACCACCACCACCGCAGGAGATAATCGCCATCACACCGCTGCCGTTGCTTGAAAAACAACCGGATGCGTCAGTCGAAGGTAAACGCCAAGTGACGTTTGCGGTAATGCTCGACGGCGGCAGCCATGCGGCGTAAAACGTGCCGGCACTATTCGCCAGGTACAGTCCCGCGCGGGTCGTGATCGCTCCGTTCCCATAGATCTGAACGGTGGTGCCACCGGAGTTTTGTAGAATCGGACTCGTCCCGGTCGCAGTGGATTGGAAGACGCCTCCTACCGTTACCGAGCCGAACGTAACGTTGTTTGTTGTGCCGATCGCTTGTGGTAACGTCCATGTGATTGATCCCCCGCTGATAGCCGGAGTTACCTCGTTGGTTGTCGTACCCAGGCTCAAACCGGCTACCGTATTTCCGTTCGCCGCATAATAGGCAAGTTGTCCGAGAGTACCGCTAGAGACTGTTCCGCCGCCGCCTCCAATCGTACATGCGCCTCCCGCATCGACGAAATCTCCCGCAGAGTTGATCGAAACACAGTCACCGTTCGTTAATACCCCATTGGAAGATGCAATGTTAGTCGTGCGGTTCGGAAGCGTAAGCGTATAATTGCCAGTAGGCGTGCCAGTAAGTTCGAGAGACGCCGAACCATACGTACCAGCCCCGTAAACGTATAGGTTACGTGCTGGATGCGTTGCGCTGCCAATATCCACGCCACTTTGAAATAGGAGCGTAGCGTTGATCGAGGTAGCGCTGAGATTATTCAACGTGACGTTCGCCCCACCTCCACCGCCTCCACCGAGCGGAGCGTACGCGCCGCCGTTCTCCGATACCCAAAGCTCGTGCGTCGCGGAGTCGGCCAGGATAACGGCGGTCGCCGGACAGGTAGGGCAGAATCCACCCGCTCCCTGCGATAGTCCCGCGCTGGAAACCGCCTGCTCAAAGAAGGCGTATTGCAACGATAGCATTCCGCCTGTTGGCGCCTGAATCGCGTTCGCCGCCGTACTGGTCGTATTGAAACCGCCCGTGGACTGAAAATATCCGCCGGTCAACCCGATGTTTCCGCTCGACTCGGCGAAGTTGGCGCCTCCGCCGAATGTTCCACCTGCGTTTATCTGGATCGCGCCGGTTGGTCCGCTTGGACTGCCGCCGCCTCCGCCGCCGGACCCTACACAGGACCATGCCGATCCGCTGTAAACATTGATGCAGTTAAGTCCGGTGTCCCAGTAGATCGTTCCGGATTCGAGTCCGTCACCGCTTACCAATGGATTAGTAACAGTGGCGATCGTACCGACCGCCGGTGGGCCGTTAGATAATCCGATCTGCATGTATCCGCCGAGGTAGGCAGCGCTGGTGAGCGTACCGGTGGTTGTAACCGTCCCTGCCGGATAAAGTGTTCCAGCAATGATAGTGGACGCTGTAACACCACCTAAAAGCGCGTTTATTGCGTTGTACCGTGGATTGTCGGTCGCAACTCCACCACGAGGCAGGATGTAACCGTTCGTCAGCAAACCGTAGTTCACCTGAATGGGAAGGGGCGTCCCACACGATCCGTTCGCCGGCATCGCCGGGGAATTCTGTACCCACAAGACTACATCGTTTGGGCCGAACGATCCGCCGTTCAGCGGCAAGGGCTGGTTTACCGTGTTTCCCCATTGATCAACACACGAGGAGGCAGAGTCGTACGGATTATAAATGATCGGTGAAAAGGTGATATACCCGCCGTTCAAACCTGTCGATCCGTTCTGCGTGACACTATAACCGTGCAGGTACGCGCCGTCCGTCAATGAAGAAAAACCGTTTGTCGTATTGCCGTTCGATATGAACCGCGTGGCGGTAATCGGTCCAGTAGAAGTAAGACCAGCGAACGTAGGGGTAGACGTGGTGGCGATCGGCTGTGGCAGGGAGAACGTGATCGAGCTTCCCGAAGGAGTCACGATTACCTCGTTCGCCGTTCCTGCGATAGAAACCGCACCGGTTATCGAGTTGAGTGACAGCAGTCCGGTGTTCGTAATCGTGGTCAGGCTGGAGATCGTAGAGACAGAGATCCCGCTGCCCGCAGCAAAGGAGATCGCTTGATCGAACAGCACGTTGTCGCCGTACGTGATACGTCCTGAAGGAATACCGGCCCC